GCATGGTCGGGGTCCCGGTCATGCCGTTTGAACTGTGATCGAACGGGTCGGCGATGCGGAAGCCCTTGGCCGCGCCCCGGCGCGCGCGGAAAAAGGCGATCAGCTCCGACAGCTCGCCTTCGGAACGAATGCCCGGTCCCACGTCGAAATGCACGCGCGCGTCGGACCACAGCGAATTGCGCCGTTCATGGCCCGAGGCCGTCACCGAAATCGAGGTCGAAAACTCGGGAGCAACCGCGGTGCTGCGGCCCAAAGGAAAGGGATAGAGCACGTCGTCAAAGGCTTCCATGGGATCCTCTCCGGTTGAAGGCAGGCGCGTGTAGCCGTCGCGGTTGACCTGCGGCAGCGCCCAGACATAACGTTTCAGCACCCCGCGCGCGGCCGCCTCGTCGATGCCCGCATCGATCCGCGCCCAAAATGTCTCGGCATCCGCGGGGTCCAGCACGAAGCCCGCGAGATAGTCCTGGCTGGCAATCGGATACTGCAGCCGCGCATCCACCAGCGCATAGGCCGCGCGCCGCAGGGCATCGGCGCCGCTCGTCAGCCAGTCGTAGTCTTCGAGCTGGAGCCGATCGAACGCTGGGCTGGCCCAGCCTGTTGGGAGGTTTGCCCGGTAAAGCTCGGGCATCTGCGGATCGAGGATGGTCGGGGTGAAGGCCAGCAACAACACCTCGGCATCGCCATTGGTCGCAGCGCGGATCGCGCTTGTCAGATTGGCGGTCGATTGCGCCAGCAGCACACCGGCTTGGTCCAGCAGTGCGACCGCACCGGGCCCAATAGGCTGGCGCATGTCCGCAATCTCGACCGGCGAACCGCCAAAGGCGGTGCGCGCTGCATCGTCATAGATGCAGATCTGGCCATCGCTTGTGGTCCACCACCAAGGCTCGCCGATCTGGATTCGCACTGGTTGAGCGACGTCTTCGAGCAGGGTGACAAACGCCCGCGCGCTTGTTGCCAGCCACGCCATCGCCTCAGGATTGGCAGGCGACAACAGCGTCGAAGGCGGCACCCACCCGGTCAGCGCCTGCGCGCCGCTCGCGGTGCGCTGTTTCCACGCTGCCGGACAATAAGCGTCGAACAACTCGTAGGAAATCGACGCGATCACTTCGAACTCGAGCGCCTTGGCGGCAGCGAAGAAGCTGCGATGCCAAGCTGCTGCAGGTTCGCACAAGGCTCCCTCGGGCGTGGCCAGCAGCGATCCGTCCTGCTGCGTGAGCCGCATGAAGTGGCTCATCCCGACATAGTGAATGAGGTCGGCCCGGTAACCCAATCCCTGTACCCCGCGCAGCAACCGCGCCGGCGTCTGATTGTAGCCATCGTCATAAGCAGTTGCGATCCGCTCCCCGTGGATGGGCAGCAGCACATCGCCGATCTCGAGCATGGCGAAGCGACCGTCGGCATTGATGCCCGAGAGCGTAACCCGGCCGTTGAAGCGCGCGGCAAGCGGAGCAGTGCTTCCAGCGACATACCCCGGGGCGACCAGCGAAATGAACATCCGGTCGATATCGCCCGCGTGGACCGGGGTTCCGGGAAGCGTGAACCCGCTTTCGAGCGCCGAAAACGGCAGTTCGATCGCCGCATCGGTCGGCGTGCCGGTGGCATAGTTCCACAACCGCACAAACCACGATTGCGGGTTGCCCGCAGCATCGCGCCCTTCGATTGTCAGCGTCGGCCCGTTGACCGCGTCGAGCGCGATTACACCTTCGGATTGCCAGCGAAAGCTGAGCGTGGTGTTCGAATAGTCGCGGTTGGTTTCATAGGCGAGCAGCGGGTGGTCGAGGCTGTCGACACTGTCCCAGATCAGCCCCACCAACTCGCCCTCGTGGTGCAATTCGACATCGATCTGCACGCTGTCCGCGCCGGTGGTGATCACCGATGCCATCGCCGGGCGCGGAAAGTTCACGGTCCAGAACCGCGGATCGAACCGCTGGATGAAGCTCGATTGCTGGGCGTTGCGTTCGCGCGCGAGCCAGAATGCCATGATCGCCCCCTGTCTCAGCGTTCTTGCAGCACGCGGCGTACGGCGCTGGCGACCTGGCGCGACGAGCGCTGCATCGCGGTCGGTGCGGAGGTGCCGCGCGGCGCGGACAGCTGGATCGCGACCCGCACATCGCGCCCGGTTGCGGCTGTCCCGAGGTTGGGAGCGATCCGCCCCGCGCTGGTCGGCACGAACAGTTCCGGGCCATTCTCGCCCACCACGTAACCCCGGCCTGGCGCGACCGGTCCGCCGGTCGCGCGTCCGGGTAAACCCAGCAGCGCGCCCAGCGACCCGCCCAGCAAACCGCCAAGCCCCGACTGGCTCTGTCCGCCGAACAGCGAGGCAATCCCGGACTGCACCGCATAGGCTGCGATCGAATCAAGCGCGTTGAAGGCCACGCGCCGCAAGTCATCGAAGCCGAGGCTGCCGCGCCGCAGGGCCGAAAGCAGCCCGCGTTCGAGCACCACTCCGGCCCGCCCGAACCCGTCGAGCAGCGAGGTGTCGAGCGCACCGCGCATCGTTTCGAGATCGGCGGTAAAGCCATCGGTCGTGGCCCGCACATCGATCAAGAGTTCTTCGAAATTGTCATCCATAGGTGTCGCGCTCCATCATGCGGGCGATCAGTTCACGGCTTGGCGGCTGGGTCGCCGCGATGGTTTCAGGATCGCGGAGTGCGCTCAGCAGCTCGGTCGGGGTGGCGTTCCAGAAGTCGCCTGGTCGCCAGCCCAGCAAGCGCGCGGAAAGGCTGCACCACAGCGCGGTGGACCCGCGAAAGTCGGTCCTGCTCGATGCGCTCACGCCTGTCCCTGGAGGACCTGCGCGAGAATCGCCCGTACCGGCCTCGTGGCCTCCACCAGCCCCAGGTCGAGCACCGCGTTGCCCACCTCTGCGCGCAACGGGCGCGGCTCGGTGGCGATGCAATGCCATAGCAGTCCAGTGATCTCGGCCAAAGTAAGCGCGCCGCCCGAAGCCCGTTCGACCAGCGCGAACAGCGATCCGAGCTCCTCCTCAGCGGACACCAGGTTTTCGAAACTGGGCCGCAGCAGCACCTCGCGCCCGGCGATTGCGATACGGGTCTCGCCGCGCAGCGGGTTGGCGCTGCGGGTCATGCAGGGACGACCGGACCAGAGCTTTCAAGCTGCAGCGTGTAGTTGCGCTCTCCGTTGAAATCGCCGGAGTAATCGAGCCGCTGGACAAGGAAGCGACCGTGCAGTTTCTCGCCGTCCTCGAACGAGAGCTCATAGTCGTCAATGGTTCCGGCCAGCGCATGGCCCCGCATGGTGGTTTCGGCCTGGCTGCCGAGGAAAATCCCGGCTGCGCTGACCGAAACCGAACGGGTGCCCGCGCCCGACAGCAGATCGCGCCAGCCGCCCGATTGCTTGTGCGTGATGACCACCGCATCGCCGTTGATCGACATCTGCGTGGTTCTGAGACCGGCGACGGTTTCATAGGCGGGGGGCGAACCGCCGTCGCCGATCTTGAGCAGGAAGGCGGACCCATTTTGCGCGGGCATAAGGCTATCTCCGTTGGGTTGTCAGGGTTGAGGGGCAAAGATGCGGAAGCGGAATTCGAGCAGCGCGCCGCGCAGATTGCCCGCGCGTTCTTCGCTGCGAGCGCGCAGGAACCGGATCGAGGCGAGCTCGAAGCCCGCATGGAACGGTGGAAGGTCCAGCACCCTGCGCTCGATCACGCTGACCAGCGCGCCATCGGCGTCGGGTTCGTCGGCGCGGCTCTCAAGTTCCAGCGCGATCCGCACTTCGCGGCCCTGCCGATCCTTGGTCCCCCAATCGACCGAAGCGCTGGCAGCAATTCCCAGCCACGGGGCGCTGGCGGCAACGGGTGCTTCCTCCGCGACCGCATTGATCGCGGCAAGGTTCGGGTCAGCGCGAAGCCAGTCGATGAGCGCCGCGCGAAGATGGTTTTCCATGGGTTCAGTCCAGTTCAAGATCGGGCCAGAGTGAACGCGCGGAGCGCCAGTCGGCACTGCTGCCCCGCTGCTTGCGCCTCGCATGATCCTCCAGGTGCCGGACTGCGCGCTCGGCGCGGATCGCAAGGCGGCGGATCAGGGCATCGGTGGACGCCGTCGCAGTGATCATGCGAGCCGCATGGTGCGCCACGGTCGCCACAGCGCGGAGACGCTGGCCGGGGGCTGGCTGGCGGCGGCGGGCGATCCGGTCCGGTCGCGTTCGCGATAATGGAAAGCGGCGAGGCGGATCATGCCCTGTCGCAGCGCCGCCGGGACAGTTTGCCAGCTTTGGGCGATCCCGGCGTCAACGCGCAGCGCGACGGCCTGCCCCGTGACCGGAGAAGCAAGGTCGAACACCGCGATCCCGTCTGCCTGCAGTGCAAACCCATAGCCTGCTGGTTCGAGCAGCGTGCGCGTCCCGTCCTGGGCCACGATTTCTGCCGCGTGCAGGGCGGTAACCGGACGCGAAAACAGGCAGGTCTGCCCCGCATCTGGCGGCACCCGTTCCTCGACCCGCTGGGTCAGCGGGGCTTGACCGGTGAAGTCCTCGCACATCGCGAGGCTGGCCTGCAGCATCGCGGTGAGCAACTCGTCCTCGTTTGCCCGGCTGATGCCCAGCCAATCCTTGAGTTCGGCCAGCGCCGGACCGCCAAGATCGGCAGGCTCTATGATCGTTCGCCGCATCGCGGTCTCCCACATTCGCGTGTCGCAATTGGGTGCACCCGCGCCGCTGCTGCAGCGCTGGAGAGCCGCCTTGCAAGCGGCGCGGGTGCGGGGTACCGGAACGGGAGCGAGGGGGAGCTCAACCGTGCCGGGAGGGGGCGGAGGTGCGGCTAGGCCTCGATCTTCAGCAATTTGATCGCGTTTGAATCGAGCACC